TGATGAACACCGACAAGGGTGTTGCAGACTGAATACCAATTGATTTTTTGAGTATTGTGTGGTGAACACTCACAAGGGTGTTACAGACTGAATACCAACAGGTTTTTATGAGGATGATTGAATATTAAGAGGTGAAAACTAATAAAAGTTTTTCTAACTGAATACTAACGAATACCATCCTCAACAATCATCTTACGTGCAGTTCTCCAAAAGTCACGAAGGTGTCTATCAGACTCTTTCATTGCTTCTCGGATCTCACGAACATCATCAAGATTCTTGACAGCGTTCTTTGATTCAAGATTCATACTCTTCTTGCAGAGAGAACCTGCTTTACGTTTGTGATACTTATAGTTTGATGCAGTCACACCAGCGTGCATGTGGTATGGAGTCAAACCAAAATATACTTTCTTTGCATACTTCCAATATGGAGGTTTGTTAATGTCAGATCTCAATCTAAGTTCGCCAGTGTTTGGATCAAGAATAGTATTGATCACTCCGTAAATAAATTTTAGTTTAGTACTACTGTAATTCAAAAGTCCTGGTTTTAATGCGTTTCCTTTCGCATTCATTTCAAGACCAGCCCATTCAGCAGTTTCTTTATCAAGATTAAAAGCAAGTTTTGTAATATATTTTTTAATCCATTGAGTTACATGGTCTTCGTAATCTGTTTTGATTCCGTACTTCTGATTTCTTGCGCCATTTGAGTCCTCTGTCAAAGCATCTCTGTCAGCATAAATGTGAGAGACCTTTTTCTCAAAGGTTTTATATTCAACAGGATCAAAAACTTTCAGAGAATCATATGCTTCTGGAAACTCTTGAAGATAAAAAGCAATTGATTCAATATCATTTGGATCAGTTTTTTCAAGAAGATCTGGTCTCAACCCGATTGAAGCAACCTTTCTTGCTTTGGGTGTAACTTTCTGAGGGAAACAGAGAATTTCGTTACCTTTAAAATCAGCAACAGATCTCAATTGCCTCAATTGATCAATTTTCCAACTTTGAGCAAGACTGTCGTCTTCTTGTGCTCTGATGTGAGCGTCCTCAATCACAATGTCGTGACCATTCAGTTCTGGAACATTCAACTGAATGAAGTTATCGTTAGAAATAACGTAATGATTTTTTGTTTCAGGGACAAAGACATAGGTTTCTTTCTTACCAATGTCACAGGTAATAAATTTGTTCATGTTTTTAAGTATTGAGTGATGAACATCAACTAGGATGTTGCTTGGTGAATACTAATAAGTATTTCTTCGGTAAGTATTAAACTGTGAATATCAACAAGAGTATTATTCGTAGAATACTGATTGACCCGAAGACTGATATTATAAAACTAATTCAGTCTTCTGTCAACCTGTCTGATGGGTATTACGCCTTGAAAACTAACAAGAGTTTTACGTTCTGAATACCGACTGATTCAGACCCAGGTATCTTAGCATAAAAAAAGAGGGGTGGTCAACCCCCTCTTGTAGCGTATATTCCTTTTGTAGCGTGTCGCGCACGAAAGCGACGTTCTATTTATAAGACAGTGACAAGAGAGTCGTCAATAATCTTATCATATAATTCAAAGTTGTAACTAATGATCGTCTTCCTTGGACCTTTATTCAAAGGTGCCTGATGAACGATGTAACTCGGAAAGAAAACAATGTCACCTTCCTCTGCTTTTATATTATCAACCCTACCGGTGAGAGGATGTATGAAGTTAGTATGTGGACATCCCTTTGGAAATTCCAGATAATACACACCAGTCATATGTCCACCGTGAATGTGCCACCCATGAGCACTATTCTCTTCATACTGCTGATACCACATTCCATGCATCTGACTCATTCTTTGAATTCCCATCTCCGATAGAAGTTCATTCAAAGCGCCATTGAAAAAAGGAGCAAAGTATTTTACCCAAGGTCTCTCATAATCAAATGCATTACCATAATCAAATTTAGATATAGAGTCATTGTAAGAACTGTCAGTACTAGAACCATCCTGATCAATGAAATCAAGGATGGTTTTCTTTACAGACTCATGATCTTTGATTTTGGTTTTATAAATGCAAGACTTTAAAACTTGCTTCTTCATTCCTGAGTTTTCTTCTTCCCAATATTATACTTAGTTTCGAGAGTCCACTCGTTTTTTTCTTTGAAAGAAAGGACTTTGATTTGATTCAGAGGAGCAATCTCAGTGATGGTCTCAGCGTTGACTACCTCAATGAGTCCCCAATCAGAAAGAAGCTGAGTAATACGATTCCTACGCTGAACATCATTAGGAGTAAGGTTAGCGTGTTTACCATCCAGCGCAAACAATTCCTTGAAGTGAACGATAAAATACCGTCCTTGTTTATGTAGGATGTGGCACGACTGATATAGCTTCTTCTCTTTACGAGATGCAACACCAATTCTAGTCAGGGTCTCTCTGACTTTCAGAAAATCGTCTGGTTCTCTCAGTCTTACTTCGATCATCTGGTCCTGAGACCATTGTACCTCAGGTTCTCTCACAGTGCTCATGTTGCGCCTCCAACGTCAAGTCGTTTCCTAATGAATTCCAATTGTTGCTTAGATAAAATCCTTAGTGCCTGAGATGCTTTCTCATTACTATAACCATAATATTGTTTGACAATATCGAGGTTCTGTACTTTATCCTTTTTTATCCAAGGAGAGAATCTCTTCCTTTTCCTCAGACTATTTAGATAAAATTTATATTGCATATCTTTGGGCAACTGATGATACATGTTCATCTCATTAGCAAACATGATGCAATCAATGTGACCAGACAAACAACGATTGACGATATATGGAGGATAAGAGCGAATTGTCTCATCGGTGGCAATATCTTCTTTATTATAATTTATAGAATTCAGCCAGTCTTTCAGTTCCAATGTCGAATCACTCCACTAATAATAAAAAGGTTGGTAACCAGGTAAGACATAAAAATAAGGGTGCGTATGCGAGCAATAGAATCTGCCTCTCTATCATTGGACCCCTGCTTCTCTCCCAGTGCCTTCGCCCAGATTCTCCACAGTCTCTTCCTTCTCATAATTCATCAACAAAAGTTCTTTACGTTCTTTTTGTTCACGCATATATTCACCAACAGATCGCATGGTGTAGGTCAAATCAAACTCACCTGCTCTCCACTTCTTGAATCGATCCTTTACAAGTTGATTGGAGTTGTAACTGATCAACTGAGGCATGAAGCATTCGTCACAGGTCTTTGCAAAATCATCGTGATCGAATCCCTTGTGCATGGATCCTTTCCTTCCATACAAGTTGTCTTTGATATCATATGGAGGATCAAGATATACAAAGGTGTCCCACTCATTATCCATCAGATGTTCGTAGGACAGATTAGTGATCTTCCAATTACGAATCAGTTGAGCATAGAAGGGCAACTTTTCGATCCCTCTAAAAGAGAAGTTGGAGTCGCTTGCTTGTTTTGAGAAAGACGAGGACTCAGTGAGACCAGAAAAAGAGCACTTGTTAACAACATAGAAACTGACAGCACGAGCCGCAGCATCACATTCTCCGGGTTCAAGGGAGAGATATCGCTTAGCATCCTCAAAAAGAACCCTTGCCGAAGTGGGGTCAGGGTGCCTTTGTTTAAGTTCTTGCAGTTGCCTCTTAATTTCACGGGAGTTGTCCCTCAATTGAATCCAAAAATTGACCAGGGGTTCATACAAATCATTCACCCAGATTTTGATGTCTGGATACTTCTTGGTCACATGTAGAGCAACGCTACCTCCACCCAGAAATGGTTCACGATACTCATTATAATTTCTAAGATCAGGAAAATACTGATCCATCTTAGTGCAAGCACGTGACTTACCACCAGGATAACGAAGAGGAGTTTTCAAAGACTTCATAAGAAGTTAGGTCCATTATCAGGTTTTGCGCGGAGAAGAACTCCATCAACTTTATCCATCAAGTCTAGCATACTTCCATGCATGAGACGGTATCCATATCCAACATAGAGTTGTCCAAAGAATACTGTAAGTGCCATGAATGCCCAGAAGTAGTAGTATGTTCTGGATTTCTTTTGTCTAGGTGTTTTCATAAGTAAGTTGCTACGAACGCCACACGTCTGTCGTCTGCCGGTGAAGGTTGATGAATGGAATGATATTTATGAGTGAATGTTATCACATCATCCTCATTTGGTTTATATGTATGAACACTACCATCATCATCGATCACATCAATATTACCTTTTTCAAACTGATTCAAATATACGATCAAATTTTTATGATTATATTCTTCATGATCAACATGAGGAACACTAGGTTTTCCATCACTGTACCAGATAGAATTAACCACCATACGAAAGATAAAGTTTAGTTGAATATCATTGTGGGCAAGAATTTGCTTGACAATTGTTTCAGCGTTTCCAACAAGATGAGATTGTATATCTGGAAGAGGTCTACCACAATTTCTAGAAGGACCCTGAACAATTCTATGTTGGTACATAGTATTGGCAGTGTACTTCTCTCGATCAAACTTATCAAGAGGTGACGTAGTATTGCGATAATTCCACTGAAAATCTTCACTCAAAACATGACGTTTAAAATCAAGATAATCTTGCGTAAGAGGATTCTGTAAGATCTGATAAATCATTTGAATTCACATTCGACCATGATCTCAGTCAACGCCGCGATGAGGTTGATCTCCTGGTCCGCAACGAAGGCAATCTGATACTGATACTTAGCAATAATGAGCACAGCAGCAGGAATGCTAGGGTTTTCAAGGGCATCAACCAAAGCATCGTAAACACGGCGAAGCAATACCCCAGAATCATTGTCCAGATTAGCCACCACCCACTTCCGAACCTCGGTGAAGTTCTTCTCTTTGAGGTTCTTGATAAGTTCACTGACTTTAACATCACTAAATTGTGCAAGAATTGCAGTATCAATGGCACCGCCAGCGGAGTATCGTTGACACTCATTCAAAACACGACGCCAGTCTGGAAAGTGTTTGTTGATCAGCTCAACCAATACCTTCTCATCGTACTCAACAGTCTCTTGATCCAAGATTCCTTTGAGTCGTTGGAAGAACTTTGCGGCGATTGCTGGTCGTTGCTTGTTTGTGAGTCCAAACTCGATGACTGCACATCGGGAATGGAGTGGTTCGATAATTTTGTTTTTATAGTTGCAGGTGAAAATAAATCGGCAGTTGTTATAAAATGCCTCAATATTCGCCCGTAAGAGGAGCTGTACGTCGTGGGTTGTGTTGTCAGCTTCGTCAATAATGATGACTTTGTGCTTTGCACCAATTGCTTGAAGTGATACGGTCGAAGCGAAGTTCTTCGCAGTATT